CTATTAGCCATACCAGTAGCAAAATAAGAACAACACATATACATAGAAGTACTTGTGTAAGAAGGCAAAAGATATAAAGTATTATTAAATAAATCCAATAACTTTATTAATCCATTGCTATTTTCAGTAGGGTTATAAATATTGTATCTTAAAAAAGATAAACCATCAATACAAGTTAAATTAACTTCTTGTATTCCTGTTGTAAATGTTACATCTACATAATCATTAAATAAATAACCTCTCCATTTTATTACATTATTTAATGTTAATTCAACATAATATTTAGTATCATTAAAATTTAATAAGTCAGGAAAATTAGTATAATCATCCTCGCTATTTAATATAAATGAAATATTTAATTGAGTTGATATTACACAAGCTAAAGCATCCTCATCAGCAGAGTTTGGTTGTATATTTATTGATGTAGCAGTATATTCATAAGAAGAACCAACATAACCTTCTTCATATATTTTTGCTACAAGATTTGTATTATCTCTTAATTCTTGTGGTATTGTATATCTTAATCCGTATGCCATTATCCTAAACTAATATTTTGTCCTTTAAGATTTGATGCCTTTTGCGCTCTATTAATTGAAAGAAGTAAATCTTGTCCTCTTAATACAAACTGACTGCCATTTCCTGTTCCACCACTACTCATAGCACCTGCATTGAAAGATGTATTCAAGAAGTTACTCAATTTACTTAAAGGCATAATTGCCTCTGGTCCAGCTTCTCCTACTAAAGCCATTGAAGGTCCGTTTGTGATACCACCTGTTGCTCTTGGACCAGAATAACCAAATGCACTTGTTAAAACACCACTTGCTTTAAATACTGCTCTAAGTTCTGGGAATGCAGTAAGAATAGCTTGAAAAATAGTAGCCTGTATAATAGCAGCAGCTATGTTTTTAGCTATATTAAGAAACATTTGACCAATAGCATCTAAAGGATTTTTACCTTCCTCTAATGCAGTAAAAACATTCATTAAACCATTTGTTACATCACTAGCTAACATATTTGCAAAGTTCTCATAAGACTTAGCTAAACCCTTTACTTTATCATCTTCAATTTGATATTCCCTTGCTCTTTTTGCAGCATCTTTAGCTAAAAATTCTCCTACGCTATTATCTTTAGCAGTAACATCTTTTACTCTTTCTTTTCTATTTTCTTTTCTATCTTGTATTGCTTCTTTAGTACCATAAGTTAATATTGGAGATGCATCAAGTTGTTCAAATAATTGTTTATACTTAAGCCTATCTAAATATTGTTTATGTAATTCAAATTCTTGTTCTTTTCTAAATTCTTCTAAAGCATCAATTGTTTTTTCACCTTTCTTTTTTACCGAATCCGCAGTAGGAGTTAAAGTAATTTGTGCTAATTGTTTAAAAGTGTTAGCTTCTAATGTAGCAATTTTGTTTTTTATGTCATTTCCTAATACATCGTATTGTTCATTTATTTTATCTTTTTGATATTGAATACTCCTTACATGAGAATGTCCATATTCAATCATTTTTTTTGGACCAGTAACTAATGCTAAAGCATCATTTCTTTTTTTATTATTTTTTAATTGGTCTTCATATAATTTATCTAATTGTGCAGCATTATTTTTTTCATTAGCTACTGCACTATTTTGCATTGCTGCTTGGTTTACTAAAGTAGTATAGTAAGCCTTGTCTTTACCTAGTTTTGCATTTTTAATTGCATCACTTTTATTATATAAATCTTGTAATTGCTTTAATGCTTCTTCTCTTTGTGTTTTATTTCCACCAGTAATAAGTTCAACTAATAATATTCCCTTAGTTCTTTTAGTTTGCTCTTGTCCAATTAATTTATAAATTTCTTGAGCAACTTTATTTAATTCTTCTCTAAACTTTTCTAGTTCAGCAGTTGGTCCTTTAAAAAATGCTACTATTTCTTTACTAAATGTAACTGCTAAAGAAGAAACTACTCCAATTGCAACACCAATACCAGCAGGACCAGTTAATCCAGAAAGCATTGCTTGTAATGCCTTTTTTGTACCACCTTCAGTTTTTGCTAATCTTTGGAATGACTCAACCATAGGGTTTAAGTTATTCGCAACACCCATTATACCATAAGGAGCATCTTGAGCAATTCTAGAGAAGTTTATTAGAGATTGAGAAGCATCACCAACTGGTTTACCTACTTTTTGTAACGCTTGTCCGTAAGCTAATATTTGCGGATTTAAAGCAGCAATTTCTCTATTGAGCATATTAATCTCAATAGTATTGGTAGACTTTTTTAATTGTGCCTGAAATTGTCTAAGTTGGTTTTCAGCTTTTTGCAGTTCAGATTGTATCTCTGCAACATCCATTCCAACTTTTACATTAAAACCAATATTCTCTGCCATCTTATTTTAATTTACTCCGTACAATTTTAATGTCCTTGCCAATTGGTCATTTGTTAACATTACCTTTTCTTCTTCAATATCTAAATCATCAATTGCTGGTATGCTCCAAAATGCCTTAATTGATTTAGGAGATTTTTCAGTAGTGTTACTTAAATATACAATATAGGCAAGGTTTCTAGTCCTTGCCCATTCGTTTAACTCTTGTCTTTCTTTACCCATTACGATAATAGAAAAGTCTTTCCAAGTCATATCCCAAAACTCGTTTGGTCTTATATTACATTCAGCAGCCTTAACTAAAATATCATCCCAATTTAGCCTTGTTAGACTTTTTTTTTTCTTCTTTAGGAGTACCTTGAACTGCCGTTACTGTGTTTTGCACAATATACTTTAAGTAAGCTAGTACTTGCCCTTCAGCTTGAAAAATTGAGCCTATTTCATCTATCCAATCGCAAACATCGTTTTCAGTAAATTCAATCTCCTGTTTATTACTAATACAAGCCGATTTATAACCGATATGTATTAATTTAACAATAATATCTAAATCAAATTGATTACTACCTAAAACTTCAAAGTATTTGTCTATTGTGATATTTCGTTCGTTACAAAATTCACGCATTGACCAAGTACCCCATTTTAATTGAATTGTGTTGTTGTTTAGTCTTAATTCAAACATAGGTTATTGATTTACGCTTGTTCAGTTTGTGTTAATGGTGGTAAAGTAACTACGAAAGTCGCAGTAAATTTAACATCATCTTTATCAGCAGCATTTACTTCAAAATCGCTAATAAATACTTGACCTGAATAGAAAACATCTCCAGATGTTGGAGTTGCTTTACCCATCTTCATATTAAAAGCAGTTTTTGCAGCGTGAGCAGCATACAATTGTTGGTAAGAATCCTTACTTGGACTTCCTGTTTCATCAATTGCAAAACCATCGCCTTTGAAAGACTGAGTAAATGAAGGACCAGCTTGATATTGGTCTCCACATTTTGAAGTTGCATCAATAGTGTTAACAGTTGATGTCATTGAGTTAGTTGTAAGACAAGCAACTGGTTTGAAAGTCGCATCGTTGTCTATGTCAGCTAATAGGATATAGTCCCTTGCTGATACTTTTGTTTCTGCCATTTTATTTAATTTTGAGTTATTATTATATTATATGTTATAATCGTTCTAAAGACATTATCAATAGGGTTTAAGCCATCTAAATTTCTAACACTTTGAACACTTAAAGCAGAGGAAGTAAATCCGTTGCTTAAAGTAATTGTAGTATCCGAATTTATGTCAGCCAACACTAAATTGCTTATTTCTTCAGCTCGTTTATAGCCAAAGTTAGCATTTTTTGTAACAATGTCAACTATGATTGTGATAGCATTTGTATAACCTGCTTTGCCTTGTTCTTGGCTTGAACTTCTGCCATCTAAAATAATGTATTCATTGCCTACTCCATCTGGAGCAAAACCATCGTAAACACCTAAGCTAGTAGCACTAACTAATTCGGTATAAAACCACTTCTTTATTTCTATGTTAGGATTGAGCATTTACTATATTTTTAATTTTATTTTTTAGTAATGAAACTTCAGTCTCATAAGCAGGTATTAAATAAGGTTGTGGTCTAATTCCTTTCCTTAATATGCTTAATGCTATTGCATAAGCTGCTGATTCATATTGTTTATTTGAACCTTTTTTGCCTTTTGATACTCCTACTAAACCTTTTCTCTTTACCCACAATACCAATGCTTTTATCATATCTTGAAATGTACCACCAGTCTTACCTTTAAAGGTATTAGCAAATTCATTATATCCTTGAGTATTAACCTTCCCTCCTGTGCCGAACTCTACATAAGGTGCATAGGATAAATCCGAACCAACTATGTAAACCTTCTTATCTATTCCCCCTTCTTCTTTTAAATGTATTGAACCTCTTAATGTTCCAAAGTTAGCAGGAGCATTCTTTTTAGCTTCTGATTGAATCTTTAATGCAGATGCATTTGTTTCATCAATAATTTGATTTTTAAGTTTTTGAGTTAGGCTTTCTAACTTAATTATTGCCTCATCAAACTCAGTAACATTAAAAAATATCCCTGCCATTATGCGTACATTATTATTTCGTAAAATCTAAACTGATTCTCTACATCCTTAATTGAATGTATTGTGTACATCTCTCCTTCTGCCTGTATTTGGTAGTTATTATTGATTGTTACATCGTACCTGATATATAACTTAGCCATACGAGTAAAACTTAACTCTGCTTCTAGTAAGGCTCTATTCTCATCCATAGGTCTAAAATCGCCAAATACAACTTCTTGCAAGGCAAAGGTAGTCGTGTACCCACCTTGCCCATCAGTAGTCCTTGTAGGCACATACAAGCCTATTTCCGAGTACATAGTATTGGCATCAACATAGTTTGCTTTCTTGCTTCCTAATCTCATAATATTGGGCTTATTCTTGTCCAGCGTTGACAGGCTTTCCAAGACTTTTCACAAATACCTGTATTTGAATCTAATCCTCTATTCTCGTA